TAATTGTAAATCCAACCCAGGCGTGGTAGACGTGCCTTTATTAATTAAAAGAGTTATATTACCTTTTAATTTTCTTTGACTATCCTCCCACATAGGTCGGAAAGCAAATTCTTGATGAGTAGAACCAGATGCACCAAAATCTAAACTTCCACTCACCCCGGCAGAAAAATTAGTATCTGCGCCGTCGGTTAAATATAATGTATTCATTGTAGCAGGAATATTTCCCCCTTCGGCAATATTAATACCGTAAAAAGTATCTAATAAGGGCGGAGCTAGTGTGCGAGTATGGTAACCACTATACAATAGGATAATAAATATAAGGAGGATGAGTAAAACTAAAAACAAAATATAGAATAAGGTAATAGCAATCATTTTAGTAAGAAAAATAAAATTTATCTGCTTTTATTTAACAAAAACTATTAACAAAATGGCTCATAACAGATATAAAAGGTATACTGCTAATAAAAAAATAGGTAATTTAAAACCACCTTTTTGTGAATTTAATCCTCATGATTTCGACGCACCAGTTATGCGTAATAAGAATATTTTGATTACTTCTATCGATCCAGGCATCGTTAATTGCGGTGTTTATGTGAGTTGTTATAATACTGAAAAAAAGACCCACGAAAGTTTATTTCTTGCTCGTTTGACTTTCAATAGTGAAAATAATCATTATGTAGAGAGTTTAAAACAATTAAATGATTTAGAAGAAAACCATGGTTTTTTTTCTAGTAGTCACTATGTTGTTATCGAATCCCAAATGACAGTTAGTTACGATAACACACGGATGTGTCAACATTTGATTAGTTATTTTATGAGCACTTATAAGAATAAAGGTAATCGTCCGTTGATCATAGAAATTACCTCGCAGGCCAAAACTAGATTACTAGAATGCCCCAAAGGATTGAGTAAATATCAATATAAAAAATGGTGTGCTAATAAAGCTATTAAATATTTAGAGGATCGAGGGGGTGAGAAAGAAGAAAATTTCATTGACTCTATCAAAGGAAGTAAGAAAAAAGATGATATGGGCGATGCTATCTGTCAATACTATGCTTGGATGAAAATAATGGACGGCGAAGCTATTAAACCTACCTTGCCTACTAAACGTTATTAAATTTAATTAAATTTAATTTAATTAAAATATGTCAGGACCTGCTTTATTTAAATTGGGAGATACAACTATTAATTTAGCCGGAACCTCTTCTAGTATGGGCGGAATGACTAGTATCGGAACGAGTATTATTACGGCTACTAATAATGACACTTTGACTTTAAAAGCTGGAACTAGTATTTTCTTTGATACTAGTGACAATAATGCAATGACAATAACGCCCGGCGGGAGCGTGGGAATTGGGACATATACCCCTTATCATCCCCTTTTCGTCAAAGGGACATTGGGTATTCAGTCACCAGAAATTACAGGGTCAAACAATTACTGGTATTTAATGCAAGCCGATGAAAGTCCTAACGTTGGTTACAGATGCCAGTTTATTTATTGGAATGGCACACTAAATCCAAAAGGGTATGTCAGTGCCGACGGAAGTTGGTCAAGAATGAATTTCACCGGCCAACATAGAAGTTTAATGAATACTTCTATTGGTACATCACATGACGGTTTAATAGTTTCAGCTACCAATAAAATTATTAATGTAAATAATTCAATTACTCCTACTATTAGTGAAAGTTTACCATATTGTGTTATTACAAATACTGATAATGATAAGAAAGTTTTTGGAGTAATATCTAACAAAGAAGATAACGAACATTCAAGAGAATATGGCAGTGGTAATTTTGTATCGGTTTTTGAGAAAGAAAATATTAATGAAGAAAGAATGTATATTAATTCGGTCGGCGAAGGAGCTGTTTGGGTATCTAATAAAAATGGAAGTTTAGAAATAGGAGATTATATTAGCTCTACTACTATCCCAGGATACGGGGGAAAACAAACACTAAATGAAGAATTTTTAACAAGACATACAGTAGCTAAAATGACATGCGATTGTGATTTTAGTTTGACCAAGATAGTAAAACAAAAATTAAAAACTATCCAAACTTCGGAAGGGCAAGAGATAGTTTATGATACCAACGGTGATCCAGAATATGAAAATATTTTAGATCCGGATGGAAATATTCAAATGGTTTATCCTTATGATACCCGCTTTTTACAAGCAGATGGAACATTATTAGTGGACCAAACTGATTATGAAACCAGATTAGCAAATGGAGAAAGTGTCTACATTGCGTGTTTTGTTGGCTGTACTTATCATTGTGGATAAATTTAAACTATCCATCTCAATATTTGTTTATTTTCTACCTTTATTTTTATGATTTGCTAATCTATATATTACTTTATTATTTAACCAATAGTAATAAAGTTTTTCATTTATAAAAGAAAAATTGATTTTGTAAATGAAAAATTTATAATAATAACAAAACTTATAAGGTTTATAAACAATCATGTTTAATTCAGAAGGTTTCTTTGTGGTATGTTTGTCATTTACATTGTTTGTTATATTTTTCCTAATATCACTATTGACATTTATATTGCCACTTAGTGAATATTATGATTATGAATTACATAAATGTAATATTACGACGGTATTGGCACCAAATACGGTTCCTATGATTGATAAGAATTTATGGAATTCGTGTGATTGTGGTAAAAAATGTGTTTCTTTGAAACCATGCATAAAATTATATTCAAGCATTGATCCTGAGATTATGATAAAGGAAAAATACTATGAAAGTAAATATGATGATTGTACTTTTACATATGGGAAATGTAAAAATGATTTAGAATATATGATTTATTCGTTGAATGAATCTAAAAAAATGGCCCTATCTTATGTTAATAAAACGGTCGATTGCTACTACAATGTTAATATGGATAATATATATCTCGAAAGATCAATGGATTTAGTATGGGGTTATACTTGGTTATCAATTACGACACTAATATTTATAATATTTTGTATAATTTTATTGAAAGTATATATATTTACTGGTAAGAAGAATTCTAACGAAGAAGACCATGATTTTAAAATGAAACAATTAGTACAAAAATGAAATAAAATTTTTAGTGAATTAAGCAGATTATATTGCTTGCTTTGTCGGATAAATTTATACTATCCATCTCAATATTTGTTTATTTTCTACTTGCGAATAATGCTTCTTACTACCTTTATTTTTATGATCTTCTAATCTATATGTTACTTTATTATTTAACCGAGGTGGATAAATAACTACATCATTTTTCTTATATTTCTCAATGATTTTAGTATAAATCAAAGGACCAGTTAAAGCTAGTACTGAATATTCGCCGTTTTCATATTCTTCCATTTTATCAAGACCATATTCGATATTGCTAACTATTTGTTGAATAACTTTACCTAAAACTGGATGACCAGCCGGAGCTATAATATGCCAATTATTATATTCGCCATATTTAATGCCACTGAAATCACTCCAATCAAAACCATTATTAAAAATAGGAATAAATCCAAAATTATTAGGATAATTTAAAAAACTATCTCTACCTTTACTAACTAATAATTTATCATTATTATTAGTTATTTCCTTTTCTATATTAGCTAAAATAGCACTCTTAATATCTAGATAAATACCACCGTATTTATAAATTACTAAGTAGCGGAAAAAATCAGCCCGAGCTGGTCCATAGTCAGGATTAATAGATAAATATGCTTGTAAAATACGTTCCGAATAATTTTCTGTAATAAATTTTTCGATATCATTATCATCATAGTAAACTTGTTCATAACCAGGCATATTTTTTTGCGTGGTATCAATAGCTTTTTGAAATAAACTAATTTTATCTAGATCATAATAAGTACGGTGAATAGTTTTATTTATTTCATTATTTTTATTTATAGTAGGTAATTCTACACTTTCATCCAGTGGAGGTATAATATTCTTAGGAAATTTATTTCTAAATTTTTCTTTATGATAAAGATGAAAAAGATAATCTAGTATAAGGAAAATAATAATAACCAAGGCTATTAATAAATACATTTTATCTTATCAATAATATTATTTAAGAAGAAAAAATCTAAAAATGTTTAGTATTTGCATGCTCACCTATAATAATCATGACACGTTCCAACGTAGTCTACAGAGCATGACACCGCTGCTCTTAGATGATCGTGTCACTGAATTGATTATATTGGATAATGGCTCCCATGAAAAATCACTGCGTAATCTATTACAACGTACCGAGAAAATGTATAGTAAAGTGAAGGTTCATTACAGTAGCGAAAACTTAGGTATTGCCAAAGGACGTAAATTTCTTTTCGATCTTTGTCAAGGCGATTATATTCTTTCTTTTGACTCTGATATTGTGGTCATAGACGCGGTTAATCTATTAGCCATTTTGTTAGAGGCTTTTAAAAATAAGGATATTTGGCTTATTGGAGGAGGCGGGGGTAATCATCCATATTTCCCTTCTCTTTTTCGCCAATACATCAATAATTTAAAAGAAGCAGATTCGCCAGGACAGCTAACTTTTGTGGAAGAAGTTGCTGGTTGGTTTCATGGCTTCCGATCTAGTATGTTGGTTAAAAATGGTGGTCAAGTTTATATGGATGAACGTTTTACTCCTTTCTGGGGCGAAGATAGCGACTTTTGTATGCAAATCAGAGTTTTGGGCGGCAAATGTGCTATTTTGGGAAGAGGTCTAGTGGGTCACCGCTGGTCTAGTTGTGATAAAAAAGATACTCAAAAATCTATTGAAGACATGTGGAAAAAATTTACTGATAAATGGTATCCTAAATTTGGCGATAGTTTTAAATTTGATTTTGATGAAGATTTTTACGAGAAACATTATGGTAAAGAAAAGAAAAATAAAGATTTATTAGTAGATTATTTGTTAGAAGGTATGAGAAGAAATTTTATTGGCAATCCGCGCTTCTTGTCCAAGTTGTACAATTTAAAATACAAAGAAGATAAAATTGTATATAATAATGAAGAATACGAGGTACGTAATTTTATTGATCGCTGGATGAATAAAAAAGATATCGTGGCTAATAATTTTAGAGTGATAGATAACCGTTTACAAGATGACAAATACTTAATAGTTTTACACTCCGAAGATGATAAAAAAGGTTTAGAATTATTAAAAAATTTAAAGTTAAAAAATAATAATTTTGCCTTAGCTTTTACTTATCCCAAGAGCAAAAAACATTGCAAAAGTTTGGCATTTATTAATGATCATTATACTAATTTTATGACTTCACATTTTGTTGATTACGATAGTCATATTATTGCTAATATTATTACTTTTGAACAAATTAAAGATAGAACTTATGAAAAGGTAGTTTTCTTAAATACTACTCATTCTTCTGATTTTGGTAAAAACAGTTTAGATAATTTAAATGATGTACAATTTGAAGGTGATAAATTGAAATCTGATATGCGTACTATCGATGCTATCAACGATGTCTATGTCCATCGTAACAATTTAGAATATTATCAAGCAGGTGTTTTCATGACAGATGCTAAAAAATTAAACAATGTAATTAATAGTATTTCAGTACAAAAATTACTAGAAAGAGCTCTTTATATTCCTGCTACTTATGATATCCATTTGTCACCACGTCAAACACCAAAACATAGTTTAGAAAGACTGATGGGTTACATGCTAATGAGACCAGAAAATAATCGTACTTTAATAGTAATTGATGGATTTATAGATAGTGATGAAGATATTAAAAGATGCAGTCAAAATAATAAATTTTTCAAAGTAGCTGGTGAATGTGATATTATGGTGATGAACAGAGGTAGTATTAAACATCTTAAAGCTAGTCAATTAAATAGTGATTATTATTATTTAACACAAAGCGGCGAATCTCATTTGGAAAATTGGAAAAATGCTTTTGGTCTAGCCCAGTTACAAGATTATAATAATGTTATTCTAGCTACACATAAATTTGATATTGAAAGCGAAATTAGCGAATTTTTTCATTTAGCCAAATATGCAAATATTGCTATGCTGGAACAAGATGGTGTTTTTGATATGAATCTCATTTCTCTCCAAGCTTGTGATGTAGGCGGCTTTTTTAATATTTATGACCAAATTGTTAAGGCAAAGAAAGAAAAACCAGAGTTAAATGAAAAACAAACTCTATCCTTTAACATTAAGAAAAACCTACAAGCAACCTCTTTATGGCAAGGTAAAAAGATAGAAGACGATGATGAAATTTGTTTAGAATATTCGCGTTATGATGATAAATTTGAACCAGATCAAGATTTTCCGTTAACTATGGAATTTGACTGATAATAAAAATAAAAATATTTAAAATGAGTTCTGATCCTAAATATATTGGTCCTGGTTATTGGACTGCTTGGCATATCAAAAGTTTACACGCGGATGATAAAAATAAAAAATCCGAAGTAGCTCGTAGTATAGTAGTAGATATTATTTATTTTCCTTGTATGAATTGCCGTAATCATGCCAAAGATTATGTACGTAAAAACCCGCTTATAGAAGCAGTGAAAAAAGAAGACCCATTATCACTGTTTATATGGACAGTTAATTTTCATAATTTTGTTAATATGAGACTAGGTAAAACTATGATTAATTGGCAACAAGCTAAGAAGTTATGGTCTGGTGAAAATGTCTGTTTTGAAAATTGTGGTATGGATGAGGAGGAAAAAGAGGAGGAGGAAAAAGGAGAGATGATGATTAAAAATTATTAATTTTTAAATTAAGTTAATTTAAAAATTTAAACATAGATAAGTAACAGATGCACTAATAATCCTACTAATGCGCCCAAACCGATAGCCCAGGCAAAAACCAAAGTACGACCATGATCAGTCAATAGTTTATCTGATTTTTCTTTATCGGAATCAGAAGTAGCT